TGCAGTTTCAACACAAGATTTAGTTGACGCTGACTTCAAACTAACTATCGACAAAGCGAACTACTTTGCATTCAAATTGGATGATATTGAAGAAGCTCATTCACACGTAGACTTCATGCGTCTATCTACAGACCGTGCAGCATACAAAATGGCTGACTCAATGGACAATGACGTTCTTAAGTATTTAGCTGGTTTCACAACTGCAAACGCTGTAAACACAACGGTAAATGGTACTAAAGCAGATGCTGCTGCAGGATCAGACGAACTATTAGCTGCAAACAAGTTGAAAAAGGGTGACTTCGGTAACATCACAACTTCAACTGCAGGTGATCACTCTATCCCGTTAGCTCCACGCTTAACAGGTGCAACTGCTATGTCTACATCAACTGCAACACCATTACAAGTACTAGCACGTATGTCTCGTACAATGGATGTAGCAAATGTTGATACTAGAGGTAGATGGATAGTACTTGACCCAGTGTTCATCGAGATGTTAAAAGACGAAGATTCTCGCCTATTAAATGCAGACTTCGGTGGTGCAGGACTACAAAATGGTTTATTGGCTGCAAACATTCACGGCTTCCGTGTTTATCAGTCAAACAACTTACCAGCAGTAGGTACAGGCGCAGGAACATCTGGTGCAGCTAACCAAAACGTTAACTATGGTGTTATCGTAGCTGGACACGACTCAGCAGTAGCGACTGCAGAACAGTTATCAAAAGTGGAAACATACCGTGACCCAGATAGCTTTGCAGACATCTGCCGTGGGATGCACTTATATGGTCGCAAGATCTTACGCCCAGAAGCGATTGTAACAGCTAAGTTCAACGCTGCTTAATATAACAATTAACTTAGGGGCTGGCTTTTATGCTGGCCCTTTTGTGCATTTTACAAACAAAGGACATAACCAATGGCTATTACAACGGCGATGTGCAACAGCTTCAAGCAAGAGTTACTTGGTGGTGTTCACGATCTAGATACAGACACAATTAAAATAGCATTAATTAAGAACTCACAGTCGGGTACTTACAATGCATCTACAGCTAATTATAGTGCAGTAACAGGTAACTCAGATGAGGCTACTGGTACTAACTACGTTACAGGTGGTAACACACTAGGTAGTGCAACTATTGCTCTATCAGGTTCAACTGCTACTGTTGACTTCGCAGACACTACATGGTCTTCTGCTACAGTTTCTGCAGACGGTTGTATCATCTATAACTCTTCACAATCTAACAAGGCTATAGCAGTGATCAGTTTTGGTGGTACTAAGACATCTACAAATGGTGACTTTGTGGTACAGTTCCCAACAGCAGACGCATCTAACGCAATCATTCGTATCGCTTAAGGAGCAGTATTATGGCTCTCGTTGTCAAGGATAGAGTAAAAGAAACCGCTACAACTACTGGCACTGGTGCTGTTACGTTGGGTGGCGCTGTTACAGGCTTTGAGTCTTTTAGCTCTGCCCTTGCCAACAGTGACACTACATACTACGCTATTTCTCATCGTAATGCAGACGAGTGGGAAGTAGGCTTAGGTACATACAATTCAGGTGTACTTACAAGAACAACCATACTAGAGAGTAGCAACAGCGATAGTGCTGTTAGCTTTACTGCAGGTACTAAGGATGTGTTTATTACACTCCCTGCAGACAAGGCTGTTTACTTAGACGCTAATGATGCACTAAGTACAGGCAATATAGTTACAACAGGCTACATCAGAGGTCCTGCATCCTTTACGATAGACCCTGCTGCACATGGTGATGCTACTGGTACACTTATAGTTGCAGGTAACTTACAGGTTGACGGTACTACTACTACAGTAAACTCTTCTAATCTATCTGTAGCAGATCTAAACATTACAGTTGCTGAGGGTGCAGCTAATGCAGGTGCAGCCAATGGCGCTGGGCTTACAGTAGACGGTGCTAACGCTACATTTACGTATGACTCATCTAATGACAGATGGGCTATGAACAAGTCTCTAGCGACTAACCTGGTAGGTAACGTCACTGGAACAGTTTCTACACTAAGTAATCATGACACTGGAGACTTAGCTGAAGGTTCTAACCTGTACTACACTCAGGCTAGGTTTAACTCTGCCTTTACAGCTAAGAGTACGAGTGATCTCTCTGAGGGTACTAACCTATACTACACATCTGGTAGATTTGATACAGCTTTTAGTGCTAAGTCAACTTCTAACTTGTCAGAGGGTACTAACTTATACTATACTACAGCAAGAGCAAACTCAGCAATAGATGCAAGAGTAACACAATCTTTTGTAAATGCTTTAAATGTAGACGCAGAAACTTTAGACGGAGATAACAAAGCTACCTTACTAGCCACTGCAGAATCAAATGCATTGGCGCTAAGCATAGCGTTAGGGTGATATAAACAATGGCAAATACATTTAAGAACTACACAAGTGCATCGGTAGGTACAGGTGCAACAACTACATATACAGTACCAAGTTCAACTACATCAGTGATGATCGGTTGTAACTTAGCAAACAGAACAGCATCACAGATTAAAGTAGATGTACAAGCAGCAGGAGTTTACGTTGTTAAGGGTGTGGCTATACCATCAGGTTCTGCTCTGTCTGTCTTAGACGGTAAGATCATCTTAGAGACGACTGACACAGTTGTTGTAACATCAGACACAGCATCGAGTTGTGATGTGATTGTGAGCGTACTGGAGCAAACCTAATGAGTAAGCAAACAGACTTAATTAACATACCCGATGCTATAACAGTTGATGGAACAGGCATATTAAATCTTGATTCCACTTTTAGCAGTGGGACAACAGGTGGTATTATTCGCCTTAAAGATGCTGGTACTCAGTTTGGTGATTTTAACGAAGACTCTGGTAATTTTATAATTTCTTCAGCTCAAGTAGACAAAGATATTATTTTTAAAGGTAACGATGGCGGCGCAATCATAACAGCAATGACGATTGATATGTCAGCAGGGGGTAACGTTGGGATTGGGACGAGTTCGCCTAGTACTCAGCTTGAGGTTAAAGGTAGTACATACTCATTAATTCGTGTTAACGGTGGAAACACTAACAATGCTGGCATCGACTTTGGCGATACTGATGATGTAGATATTGGTCGTATTCGATACGATAATAGTTCAGACGCAATGCAATTCTGGACAAACAATGCAGAACGTATGCGCATCGACTCATCAGGTAACGTGTTGGTGGGTACTACTAACAACTCCCCTGCAACGAATAATGTAGCAGGAAGCTCACATGGATCACTTGGTAATATCCAAGCAAGCGTTGATGGAAACCCATGTCTTTTTGTTAACAGAAAAAGCAATGATGGCAATATTATATCGTTGCGTAAAGACGGCACAACTGTAGGTAGTATTGGAGTTAATGGAGGTAGGCCATACTTGACCAATCCTACTTATGGTGGCTTGCGAGTTGATGATTATCGTGTGAACCCTGCAACAACATCGGGTGCAAACTGGGATAATGCTCTAGACTTGGGTTCTGGCGGCACACGCTGGAAAGACCTCTACCTATCAGGCGGTGTATATCTCGGCGGTACTGGGTCGGCTAATAAGTTGGACGATTATGAAAAGGGGGCTTGGACACCTGCTGATGGTAGTGGTGCAGGTTTAACTTTAACGATTAATTCGGCTAGCTATGTAAAGGTTGGAAGACTTGTAATGATTACATTTGATATATCTTACCCTAGCACTAGCAATACCAATGGTTCGTCTATATCAGGTTTGCCCTTTGTGGTGGCAAGTGATGGAGCAGGTTCTATATCTACAGGGTATGACACCACAAGTGGAGTTAATGATGCAAATAAATGGTGGATAGGTGGAGGCTCTTCCTCTTTTTATTCTTACGGAAAAACTAATGCTAACTTTTCTGGAGGTAGAATGATTAGTAGTGGTGCTTATTTCACATCATAACCCACTGCATAGCTTTGGGTTGGACAGGTGGCAATAAAGCCACGATAAACTAAAGGAGGCCAATATGGCACTAACAGAAACAACAGTAGAAGATAAGATTGAAGTCGTTGGAGATCACAAGCATGTGCAAGTTCGTACAGCTACAGTGATAGCCAGAGATGGCACAGAGATCAGCAGATCATTCCATCGTCACACATTATCTTGCTCAACTAAATCAGGTGAT